CCACGCAAACTTTCGCGGCTTAACTCAAAATTTTTCAGTGTTGCCTCTGCCGCAGCCGTTTCGCTTTGGCGTAGTTCGCGGCGTCCTGAAAGGGCGGCGTTATACGCCGGGCCTCCGATGGTCGGGGCCACCTGCAAAATGCGGCGCGAGGCTTCAGGTGAAGAAATATCAAAGTTTGGGTCGGCCATAAGACCGCGCAGCGCGTTGCGTTCCTGCTCGGCGGCTTGAAGCTGCTGCGACCGCATACGGTTCAGTTCCATACCCTGCATGGCGCCAGCGATGCCGGCGATGTCAGGCAGTTGGAAGGGACGGATTTGGTTCGCGATAGCGTAATCTACCATAGTTCCGTCTCCTTAACTTTGGAACGTATCGCCGGGGCCGCCAACAGTACCCCTAGGGCGACCGTAATACTGGCCCATTGCTTGGTACAGCGGATATTGCATGTACAAGTTGGCGCCTGTGCTAAGACCGCTAGTCAACGCGTTAGCCATACCGGTGTAGCCCGACGCGCGGGCAGCGCCGGCGCCCATTTGCGCCCCCGCAACACCCTGTCCGGTTTGCCCCGCCGCCCCGGTCAACACATTGGTGCTGGTTTGGCCCGCGCCCATAAGGCTTTGCAGAGGATTAAGCTGATTGGCGCGGTTGGTTTGGTAGCGGTTAAAGGCGTTCATATACTCTTGCGACGCCAAGTCCTGCCCAAACCGTTGAGTGCCTTTCAGCGTGGCGCCCGACAGCAGGCCGCCGCGGGCGGCTGCTGACCGTTCGAGTGCCTTCATGCCCTCGCTCATGCGAAACCCGTAGCCGGGGTCGGCGGTATAGTCGGCCATGCTGAAGTCGCGGGCGTATTTACCATAATCGGGCGCAGTTTTATCTTCGCTTAGCGCCAAATAATCCAACAATCTGTTTTGCGCGGTCAGGCCGGCTTGGCGAAACGGTTCTTGCAGTTCAACTTGCCGCTCAAACATCGCCGTTTGCGTGTCGGCGGCGCGGTTAGCTGCGGACTTTTGCGCTTTGGCCGCTTGGCTGGCACCGTAAAGACCTACCCCCGCGCTAAGAGCGGCGGCGCCAAGAATTGCCGTTGAAGTTGCTACAGCCATGACCCGGCCCCTTTTGCAAACGTGCGCTCCAAAGGTTTGTACCCGGCGCGCGCGTAAAACTTACTGGTTTTTTCCACCCTATCGTCGTCCAACGCAATCATAAAGATCGCCGCTGCGCCATTTTCTTTGGCCCAATCTTCCAGCGTCTTGTACAGCGCCTGCCCTGCGCCGCTGCCCCGCGCGTCAGGGGTCAGCCACCACCACAACTCCTGCACGATAATGTGTTGCGGGCCGAAGTACAGCGGGTACCGCAGCGCCCCGCAGATGCCGACAATAGCGCCGTCTTTGACTGCCATCCACATACCTACATCGGGGTTGTCGATGGCGCGGACCAAAAAGTCCGCCACGTTGTCAGGTGTTATTTCTACAAGTTTGCTGATCGGCGCCGCCGCAATAAACTCAACGGCCAGTTCGGTGTACCGGCCTAGGTCGGCGTATTCAGGGCGGCGGATCGTTATGGTCACTGCGTCACCTGGCGCCCGCTGGCGCGAATGTTGATCGCCGACGCGGTGCCGGCAATCGTGGAGATGAACCCGCTTGGGGCCAGTATCTGGCCCACAATCTCAGGGAAGGTGTAGGTTTCGCCGGCCTGCAACGTCTTGGTCTTGACAATCAGGTTGTCGTTGCCGGCGGACCCGGCGGCCGTGACCAAATTGACGCTGATCGTCGCGGCCGTGCCGGTGTAATTGGTCGCGGTGAACTTGTCGATGATCGTGGTCACGCCGGTCGACGTATATTGCGTCGTCTGCGTGTTTTCGGCGGTCTTCGCCGGGATCAGGACGGTTACGGTTACGGCCATTGTCGAACATCCTTTGTTGCAAGAGGGTACGCGTCACTTGCATCTACCTGGGGATAAAGGTCATTGTAGGGGCTACGGTGTACGTCACCCGCAAAAAGTCATACGCCGATAAAGAAAATACGCCGGAAACAACCCCTACACTATAAAAAGTTGCGTTGTCGCGTGAAAAAGCTATGGCCGACACCGCGCCACCTGAAACAATCATGTCGCCAGGGCGACCGGACGTGTTCTGGTACGTGTACGGCGACGCGCCGGGGGTTACGCCGGAGGGAAGTATAAACCGGCCTGGCACGTCTTGAAACGCTGGCGGGTCCAGCGTGTCAAACGGGGCGGGGACTGCTTGCGGCGGGGGCGGCGCAAGTTGCGCCGTTGCGTCAAACGTGGGGGGAACTGCTTGTACAGGAGGCGTTACGTCCATGTAGGCTTGGAGCGCCGCCTGAAGCGCCGCCTCGTCGGCGCCCGGCGGCCCAAGCTGCACATCCTGTAGAGATACCGCATTGCTGCCGCCGCCGGTCAGATTGAACAGGTTAAAAAAGAACCTGTACCACTCCCGCGACAACAGCCCTGTGCGGTCGTCGATAAACGGGACGCGCGGCGCCGGGATGTTGGTGATGTTAGGTGGGCTAGGCATTGGTCGGGCTGGCGCGCAGTTCAGCGCCCATAATGGCTATTTTCACCGCGTCGGTGCCAGACACCTCGTACACGCGGTCGCGGATTTTAAGCGTCATTCCCAGCCGGCGCCAGAAGGCGCGTTTGCCGTAATTGCCTATAAGGCCAATAGAGGTCCAATGTTCGTTAGACCAAGTATGACCGCCGTCGTCAGACCATCGCAACATAACTTGAGGATTATAACCGGGGGCCGCCGGGTAACCGATTGTGGACAAGTACATTGGCGGCACAAACGGCACGGGATAATCAGGCACATCGGCTATAAATTCAAGCCCGTCTCCGGCTTCAGTCGTCAACTCTTCGTTGCTTTCAGTAGTAATGTCATTTTGCACATATTCAGCTATCAATATATCGCCGTCTTCAGCCGTTAAATCTTCAGCACTATACGCGGGGTATTGTTCAAGCCCCACGCCTGTCTCGCAATCCAATTGCAAACTGTGGTGTGTCGTGCGGAGCAGCGTGTTTTGGCCCGGCCGCAGCGCCCGCCATGACCGCAACCACCGCTGGATAGCGCCGTTGTCAGCGTACACGTCAAGGTCAAAAGCGTAAATGTTGCCGTTCTCAAAATCGCCGACAACGATTTCGTCGTTAAACGCCATCTGGCAGTTGCTGCGGTGGCGCGTGAACTCGCCGTTGGACCAGCCTGCGCGCTCGTGCCAGGCTTGCGTGGCAAGATCGTAAACCCATGTTGTATTGGCCTGCGGAAAGATCAGCACATAGAATGAATGGCCGTCTTGCTGATAAGTATAGCCAATAGCGTCAGACAGATTGCCGTATTGCTGAATGTGCCATTCAACCGCATGGGTCGAAATGCGCTGCCCAATGTAACCGTTGGCGCGGTATACCATCCCGCGTCCGCGGGCGTCCGCGCCCAGCCAAAACACGGTGTTGTCCATTTTAGCGACGGAATATGGCGCCGTGCAACCAAGTTCGTTTGACGCGCCTTGGATGCGCTGAAGGGGAAAATCAGCGGTGCCGGCGTCGTACCACACTTCGGTGGAATTGGTGCCAAACAGCCAAATTTCGCGGTTGCTGACTGTAAGAGATATAAGCCCGTCAGGCGAACCTTCGGCGCTGGCAAAGTCTAACGGATCAATAGCGGAACCATCCAACAGGCTGGTCACCCACACCTTTTGGCTGTTGGGTTCGTTAAAAACAAAATACCCGTCAATATATCCGACAGTGACCGCGCCGGGAAAATCTTCATCTGTGATTTGCGCGAACACATTGGTGCTGGCATTGTAAATGTAGCTTGGCCCGTTGGCGGCTATAAATAACTGCGTACCGTTATCCGACATGGATACGGGGCCAGCGCCTATTACGGTGCCCAGCGCGGTAACCGTCCATGCGGTTGTGATTTTGTAGAGAGTGTTGCCCGACACGGCGTACCCAAACCCGCCAAACTGCCATAGCCCGCGAACAGGTCCAGTGCCTAACGTAGCCAGAAGACGCAGCCCTGGCGCCCGCTGAAGAAACGCTGGTTCCTTGCCGCCTTCCGGTACGAGTTCCGGAAAAAGGTTGACCATGCGGCTGTCCGCAGCGTTGACACTGCGGGCCACATAGGTTGAGCCAAGGATTGGCGTCTTCATGAATTAGGCCAGCACGGCGCCGCGAAGCGACACGGCCCACCAATCAGTGCCAAGAAACTGAAGAATACAGGCGTCTCCGATAGCATTGAATGTGATGGTCGTACCCGCGCCAAGGTTGGTAGGCGTCAAAATGCCAGTATCGCCGCCTGCGGCTTCTGCAACATACACAATTACCTTGATTTGGCCTTCTACGCCGTCCGCCAATGTCAAAGCGTTACCCGTGGCAGTAGAAGTAAATTTGGTGGTCAATTGCGTGATATTGACCGCGCCAGCGCCGGACAAAGATTGCGCGCCGCCAACGATAGGGCCGCTAAAGGTTTGCGTTCCCGTAAACGTTTGCGCCGCGTCCGTGCGCGCTATTGACGCGCTTGTGGACGGAAACGTCATAGTGGTGGAATCGGTGCCCGCAAGCGTAAGGCTGTGATTAACAGTAAAAGTTTTAGTGTCCGCTAAAGTAAAAGTGGACCCTGTTGCGGGTGCCGTAAACGCGATTTTGTTAATGCTGTTAGCGGTCGCAGTTCCTAAAACAGGCGTTACTAAAGTAGGGCTAGTAGATAAAACAACGTTTCCTGTGCCTGTAGAGGTCGTAACGCCTGTGCCGCCGCGCGCAACAGAAAGCGTACCTGTTGTGCCCGCAATAATCGGAATGCCGGTGGCGTTGGCAAAAAGATTTGTGAACGTGATCTTTTTAGTAATGCTGCTTTGCACCAACGGATAAACATCGGTCCCGGAAGTTGTGGTGGCTTCAGGAAGCTGTGATATGGCTACAGTGGTCATGATGTCACCTCAATAATTGCCGGCGAAGATGTTAAACCGCTGGCGGGTGCCAACGATGCTGTATGGCAGCGCCATGATGTCGTCGGGGTTGTTAATGCGCTTTAGGTCACGCTTAGAGGTCATAGCGATACGCTGGACCTGCGGAGAGGGTTCGACGCCAAACTCAGGCGCGATTTCGCAAGCCAAGTTATAGCGGAAACACCTCAGATAGCCAGGCGGAAACGCCAGCGTTGTAGCCAGATTAGCGGGTTGCGTCAGTGGTTGGACCGACACAATGTGAAACTCTAGCACTTTGGTTGGCACTGGGTAGACGTACATCTCGATGTTAGGGTACGTCATGTTGACCCACAGCACTTGCGGGTATGTGCTGGTTACGGTCTTGACTGCGATACCGTTGTATTGCTGTTGGTTGATTAGCTTGAGACCGTAGGAAATGCCCGACGCGGGGTCGCGGAAATAAGTGCTGTCTTCCACAAGAATGGGCCGGTCACCAACAATATCGCCGGTCGGCCCAAACGTGCGTGAAATAGCGCCTGGGGGCCAAGTTTCTACTTGGTCTTGCGTGGAAAACACGGACAGCCGTTCCGTGTTCCAACTGTCGATCATTTGGTTAAGGGCGTTAAGGGCGTCTTGCGAAGTTTCGGAAGAAGGCGTTTCGCCTTCGGCCAATACGCCTAAAAGCCGGAGCGCCCCATTTATCTGATCACCCGCCGTTGCCATCGCTGTCGTCCTCTTTGGTTACGCGGGGGCGGCGCCGTCGGACGGCCAGCCCATTGACAGGTTCATCGTCCGGCGCAGGTGCCGGCGCGGCGGGATTATAGCGCATCCATCCGCATTCTTCATCATAAATTGCTTCGGCGTCCATAGTGGCCACCTTAGTGCCGTGCTGGGGATGCGTCAGATAGATAACAGCCATGGTTCACCTAAAAAGGGGGGCAGGCGGCCATTAGGCCGCCTGCTAGTTAAGACGCCACAAGCGGAATGGAGAACCAATCCGTCGTGTCGTACGCCACAAAAAAGCAAGCGGTTTTAGCCGCCATGCTGAACGCCGTAGTGCCGGCCACGCCGTTAATCTTGGCGCTGCCGGGCGCGTAGACTTTTAGCGCGGCGTTAGCGGTGTCGTCATTTTTCACCGCAATGACGCGGCCCGCGGTAGGCGCGGGAAGGATAACACCTTTGGTTGCGTCAGCAGCCGTCACCCAGTTAAAAGAAGCCGTCATGGCCGTTGCGTCGGCGCGGGTGGACCCGGCCGCAGCAGGCTTGGCGACATCAAAATTCAAAGAGGTAACGGCCACGGTCGCGCCGGTAATGTCAGCGCCGGAGATAGTGCCGCCAGAAATCGCCGCGCCCGTAATAGTCGTGCCGGAAACGAGTTCAGGATCAGCAAAAGCAACACCGACTGGTTTGGTATTCGGCATAGAAAACCTCCTTTAGCGGTTGGCCCCTGCCGAAGCAGGGGCCGTGTTGCTCACGAAATCGCGTACAGCGCCCAGGAAGAATCCCCCAGACGCCGCGCGCGAAAGGCCCGCACGGTGCCAGCGGTGGCCGCAATGGTCATAAGACCCTGCGAACCGCTGGTGCCGATGGACCAGCCAGTGTTGGTAGTCATCGTGATGACGCCCGCGGTCGTCGTGTTGATGACGCGGAAGTCAAAGGACGAACCCACCTTGGAGTTGTTCAGGTAGGCGTCCAGATCGGAAGCCAACGGCAGCGTGTAGGCGGCGGTCGTCGTCGGCGTACCGATGATGATGCCGTTGGTAAGCTGCGCGGATGTCAGCGTCGCGCTGTCCGTAGCCGTCGCCGGCGCGGGAACAGAAACGATTTCGGCTTCGTTGAGGTTGCCATCACCAATCTGATAGCCGCCACCGACAGAAGGAAGTGCCATGATCTTATTCTCCTATCTCTACCTGTTAGCCCCACATCCGCACGGCCATCGGCGGGCGGATGGCGCTGAAACCGTACAGCACGTCAATACGGCACGGCAGGCGGTCGTTGTTGATGTCGTACTGGCGCACAACACGCATGGAGATGCCGTTGTGGACCTGACGGGAGGCCATGTCGACGCCCTGCGGCAGCAGAAGGTCGGCGGTGGCGAAGGAAATCGCGTCCTTGTGGTACACGAGGTTCTGCGGGTACTGCGTGGAAGCAGAGCCGAGGAACGTCACAACGGCAGAGGACTGCGGGAAGCTGTCTACAGTCGCCAGCGCGTTGCTGGAGGTGTAAATCGCCGGGCTGATCTTCACCGAGGTGTAGGCGCCACCGGAAGCCGTGTTGGCTTCGGTCACGACAAACTGCTGAAGCGAGCCGGTCGATTCGCGGGTCTGCGGGTTGACCGCGAACACGCTGGCGATGGTGAACACGTCGCCGGCGGCAATCGTCTGAGAGCCGGTGCCGGTGATGTTGATCGTCGCCTGGCCCTGCGTGGACACAGTGGTGGTCACCGTGTGCGCGCCGGTGCGGCTGCCGGTCGTGTGCTGCTTGATGGACTGAGACATGTTGATCTCTTCAAGACCCAGCACACCTTCACCCATCAGGCCGTTCTTAAACTGGCGGGAGATTGTGTTGACCGGGTTGAAGAGGCCCTTCAAGCCTTCAACCAGCCCAGCGTTGGCGGCCGGGTTTACGGTCGCGTAGCGCGGGGACATGACGGCAGCAGACTCGTTCAGCTTCTGCTGGGCCTGGAGCAGCACCAGAGAGGTCGCCGGGGTCGTGCCGGGGGTGCCGACAGATTGAAAGACCGACTTGTAGGCGTTGGCCACGTCAGCGTCGATGCTAGACGCAAGCTGCGAAATACGCGGCTTGAGAACGCGCTCGGCGAAGTCGTCCAACTGCATGGTCAGTTCGGCAGACGTGAAGTTCACACCGATGTGCTTCTGGCTGGAAACCGTCAGCGTGGTGAACTGTTCGTTGTCGTCCTGCACTTGCAGCGCGGCGCCGTCGGTCACCAGAGCGCGGTCTGGCAGACGGATGCGGAGGGTGGAGCCGATCTTCGCGCCTTCGACGGCAAAGCTGTCGTCGTACTGGCGGTTCACGGTGCGGGTGATCACAAGGTTGTTCTCGAGGATTTCGAGAGCCTTCCGGGTGATCATGTCAATGGTAAGAAGTGAATTAGCCACGGTGGCTGATCCTTATACTTAGCGGTTGCGGGAAGCCTCCCACTTCTTGATCTGGCGCATACGCTCCGCTTCAATCCATTCTGACGTTGACATGGCTTTAACAGACCTAGGGTCTGTCGTGTCATAGGCAGGGGAAGAAGTCGAGCGCGCAGTCACCGGAGCAATAGGGGCGGGCGCGGTTGAGGTTCTTTTCATCGGCGGATCAGAGGCCATCTTGGCCTCAATTCTACCGATTTCCTTGGCCTGCAAAATAGGCGGAAGGTTGGCGATACGCGCAGACTCTTTCGGATTGGACCCTAGCCAATAAATGATGTCGGGGCCAACGTCAGAAGCCTGAATTGTCTGGGCCATAACATCGGTCACTGGAAGGCTTGGGTTGTACGCGACTTGTTCAAAGTCGTCGTATTTACCGCGGGCGGTTTCCTCTTTCTCGTGGTATGTTTCCAGCAATCTAGCCTGCTGCTGGGCTGCTTCACGCTGACGAACTAACTGTTGCGCTTTTTGCTCGGCCAAAGCCTCTGCGTAATCGGCGGCATTTTGAAAGTCGTCAGGCGCTGGAGGGTTGACGGGCGCCGCCCGCCTCGCTTCCAATTCAGCCAGCTTTTGGGCTTGCTCTCGCTCCCATTTCCGTTGTTCACGGGCAAGGCGTTTGCCGACAATCGCGTCCAATTCTTCTTGGGTGAAGGACTTAGGCGCTTCTGTCGACTGTTCTTCCGGCAATGAGGCATCGGTTACAGGCGCCGCCGTAGCGGCCTGTTCCGGCGCGGGTAGTTCCGCTAAGTCTTGTACTGCTTCAGACATTTTTGATCCTTATGATCCCTGGCGAACCGCACCAGTACGGGTTCCTAAGACTAAACGCTTGCGAAGCGTTATGTCAAACAAATTGCAACAACAAGTGTTGCGCCGGCAGGCAAAAGCCAATCCAACAACCCCTTAGAAGTCCAAGCTTTTGGCTCAAACCCTCCATACCAAGGCATATTGGCGCGTTTGCCGCCGTAATAAGCTGCTATTACTCGATATTCCGCTTGCGCGTGTTCCCGCCCCGTAAAAAATCCAGCCGCAGCGCAAGCCCCGAGCCACCAAAGCCCAAAGGTTAGCCCTAACGCAAACTGAAACAGCAGGGCGGCAACAGCGTGGATCATGAGTAATAGCTGATATTCAAAATGGCGCTGGCCGATTGTTGGATAAAGCGCACTTTAGTCAGATCGCCGTCGTATTGAAACGGCACACCAATAGCAATAGGCATCCCCACCGTTGAGGTAGGCGCGGTGCCGTCATCGCGCCACCGAATAGGCGCTCCTTCGGCGATAATAAGCGCCAGCACAGGTTTGCCGTTTAGGCCGTCGGGAGTGCGCGGCGGGACGGTAAGCCCGACAGACGCGCTCAGATCGGTGATCTGTTGATAACCAAAACAGGTCGTTACGGCTTTGAGGTTCATGGTCATGTTAGAATCTCCTAGGTTGGGTGAACGACCTAATAATGATAGGTGGCTCATACGCAGCAAAAGGCGGGGATAAACCAAAATTCCATCCGTCGTTATTGCCTGCGTCCTCGTTGTCAAAATCAACGTAGGCGTTCCAAGAAGCGCCGCCGATGGCGTTGATGTCTTGAATGGTCAAGCTGCTGACGCTTACTGTTCCGCTGGCTTGTGACAGTGTGGCTTGGGAGCCGGCAAGCGTAGATTGAAGGTATTTTTGCGTTGTACCGGAAGCCGAAAACACTCCGACAGTGCTTGTTACGCCATTTTTAAGTTTGACCGTGCCAAGCGTAAACGCAAAAGTATTTGTGGCGCCTTGCGTTAGCGCATCCGCAAACGAATAGGTGCCGCCTCCTTCGCAAGTAATGCCGCTGTTGATTGTGACGCCGTTGCTGGTGATCGTTTGCGTTCCGCTTGTGCCCATAAGCCGTAACGATCTGGTAGCAGACGACGGGCCGGTCATGCCGGTGCCAAACGTCAAATCACCAAAAAATTGTGGGTCTGATGCAGTAAATGCGTAGCTGCCTGTAAAACCTGTAAAGTTGACGTTGCCAAATACATTATTGCCGCCAAGCGAAACAATGTCCGTGCCAGCGGTAATGTTAAAATTAAGCTTTGGGTTGCTGGCGCTGTAGGTTGCCGCACCGCCCGCGTTAATTGAACGAGTGCCCGTTGAGCCTGAATAGGTTAGCGTGACTTTAGGCGTGCCGGTCACTGTCAAGTTAGTCGCGGTGGAGCTGCTGTAAACGGTCGCGGCATTTCCGGTTAGGATAATTTCGCCGGTTGTGCCAAACGCTAGTGTTCTTGCTGTCGCGCTATTTATGGCAAACACCGTGCAAGTTAAAACATTGTTGTTTAGGTTAAAAACGCCGGTGCTAACCGAGCAGCTACTGCTCAAGTTTACGGCGCCGCCAAGCGTAATACCTGTGGTGTTTGTAGATTGCATATTAATGGATATGAGCGACAAGCTACCGGATGTTGTCGCCGTCCCCCCGCCGGAGTTTCCGTCAAATATGGCGGCGTCCGCAACTCCCGGCGCAGACGCACCAGAGGCACCCCCAGACGTTGCCGACCAGTTCGTCGTGCTTGCGTTGTCCCATGTGCCGGTCCCGCCGACCCAAAATCTGTTCGCCATCGTCAGCCCCTCTGCATGATGACCCAGTTGGTGCCATCGGAGAGCAGTTCCGCCCAAGCGCCGTCGGTTGCGGGGAGAATGGATGTGCCGGCCGCACTGTCATCGATAGGGACCACGTTGGAGGACGCCGACACAACGGCTTGCGCTTGGATCGTCTTAAACGAAAGCGTATTGCCCAGCGTGATCGTGGGGTCTGGCAGGGTTACCGTCACAGTGCCCGCACGGTTAAAAATGAACTTGTTGGTCTGCTCCGTCACTACGTAGGTGCTGTTTGTGACCGTAATCGGCGCGGCGACCGTGGCGTCCAAAAAAAGGTAGTTTTTGCCGTTGAACACCTCAAACGGGATCGTGGCTGTCCGATAGATGTTGTACCCAAAACGGATGTTCTGGATGTCTCCAACCGTGTCGTTAAACACGATACCGTAGGTAACGGCGTCAACGACGTTATTACCGCCGGTTATGTTTTGGATAATCGAGCTAGTTCCGGTCGCCAAAAAATAAACCCCGCGTGCGTTAGACGTGGAGATTAAGTTATTGGCGACATTAACGTTGCTGATAACAGAACTTGTCCCGCCAGTGCGAATTTGAATGCCTGGGCCGTTAATTTTAGACGAAGTGATGTTACCTTCAACGATTACGTTGTTTATGGTAGAGCTGTTGTTCAGCGCGTAGACATAGATACCGGTCAACGTATTTACGTTGTTCGCTCCCCCGGAGATATCATTACCCTTAATGATAGCGCCGTTTATGTTCGCGCCGTTAGAAGGGTTAACCAAGCAGTATATGGCGATGCCGCTGCTTGTGCCGTACCCCGTATCGTCCGCGACAAGCTTGTTGCCTATGATGCTGACAGAATTTTTGTACCCAGTTTGGAAGATAGGCTGATAGTAGATGCCTACACCCTTAAACCCTACAACAGTATTGTTGGCGAAGACGGCGTGCGCGCCTTGGCAGATCATACCGTCGTGGTTGCTGGTCAAAAATCTATCGGCGCTCATCTCCACTGTGTTGCCGGTAAACGTGGTGTAGATGGACGCAGAGTGAGAGTCAAAACCGGCATCTTTGTTGGAGATAGCGGTGTTGTTCTCGATCCGGGTGAATAGGTTTAGCCCGTCATTATCACCAACGATAACGGTATGGCGGCAATCCTCACCCCAGGAATTTGTAACGCTGCACCCGTAGCAACCGCCAAAAATGCCGTACGCATACGCGGTGCCAGCCGCGCGCGAAAATTTTGACCGGCTAGAATTTATGGTGCTGCTGTAGCAGCGCCAAAACCCTACCGCCAGATAGTCAAAATACTCAAACTGGCAGTTGTTGACGTTGCAATTTTCGCCGTATTCAAAATAAAGCGCGTTTTGGATGTTTGCGCTCGCGCCGATAAACTCCACGTTAGAGAACGTGACGTTTTGGACCGGCGTAACCTTAGCAATTGTCGCCGTAGCCGCCGTAGTAAAATCAAGCAAGACGGGGCTAAACAACGAAAGCTGTGTCGGTGTGTTTACCGATTTAACGCGGGCGTATTGGCCGTAAGTAGTGGATGTGGCGCTGTCCCAAACCGCAGTTGACCTCAAGAACACCAGATCGTCGGCGGCAAAACCAGCGGTGTTACCCACGGTGACAGTGCTGGACTCAAGCAGCGTATTTGCCGTCAAACTAACTGAAGTTCCCAATGTGCCAAGCACGCTCACGCACCTGTTAACGCCAGGCTGAAGGGGCATGTTGGCGAAATTAAACACGGCGTTTTGGATAACGGTGTTAGACGCCACGCCGGTCAAAGGGCTGTTAATTCTATACGTCAGGCCTTGCCCATCAATCGTTCCGCCCGCGCTCATGGCTGTAATAGCTGCTTGGATAGCCGCAGCGTCATTCGTCACGCCGTCGCCTACGGCGCCAAAATCCTTAAAGCTGACAATCTGCCGCAGTTTGTTTTCAACCGTCTGGGACGACTCGGCGGTGCCGGTGCCAGTACCCGCGCCGGTGGCGATAAAATGGACGCCGGGGGTGTTAGATGTGGCGCCGATCAGCGTGAAATCGGTCGTGCCTACGCTCACAATCCGGTAGGTTTGGCCCACCACAAAACTACCCGCCGTGACTGTGTAGCCCTGCTCGTACATGATCGAGTCGGCGTCATTGGCCGCTGGTGGCAACGCAGACGACGGAATGTTGTCGTAGGTGGCGATCAGAATGTCGGTGGAGGTCTTCAGCACAAACTTGTACCCGACCCCAAGCGTCAGCCAAATTTCGCCGCCTGGCACCCGGCCCGCAGCGTCTAAGATGATCGGGTTCGTATGCGCTACGTTACCCGCTGCGCTCGTGTAGGTAGCGTATGGCGTGGTGGTGCCGGCAAGGTAGGTGAACAGCTTGCCGCCCGTCAGCATGACGCCGTTGTTGTCGAAAAACTGCTGGCCAGCGCCTGCCAAAAGGGATAGGGTAACGGGCATCAATCGCTCCTACGCCAGAAACTTCAGCTTATACAGCGTGGACAGATACAAGCCAACAATTTCGTCGATGATGTTTTGCAACGCTGTGTCCGATTTGTCGCACACTTTGTAGCGCTCATTTTCGATTTCCTTGAGGCTGTCCTCAAGAAATTCGACGATATTGGAGGTTTTGCGGGCGGAATGCAGCGAAATCGGCCCGATCAGCCCGTGCCGGCCCTGATACGCCTCCGCAAACTTGTCCGCGAGGTCGATGATACCGTCGTAAAAGCCGTTCAGCGCGCTGTGTTTGGCAAAACTGCGGGTGTTTAAGTGGACTGAATGGGCCACGTCGCGGGCCAAAAACATGCAGCCGATAAATTCAGCGCAACTCATTGCATTGGGCCTCCTGGCGGCATTTGCGGCGGCATCGCGCCCATATCTGGTGGCATTCCGCCCATTTCAGGCGGCATTTCCGGCATTTCACGTAAAACTGGACCGCCTGGTTTGACTAGATCGCCTGTGTCCATAGCCGCTGCAATGGTGCCCATCACGATGTCTTGGATTTGCTCTGGCGTCATGCCGGCCTGGACCGCGGAAATGCGCTTGGTTTCAGCATCGTAGGCTTTGATCTGCACTTCCTGCGCCTCGATGGACTGTTCGACGCGCTGCAACATGCCGACGACTTGGTTCAGTTCCTTGGTCAGGGCTTCGATCTGCATCTTGGCCATCTGCATTTCGGGCGATTGGTCTTCGCCTTCCATAACCTTTGGATCAATGATCTTAGCAAACCGCGCCGCCATCTCCTGCGCGCCCGGCCAATCCATGTTTTTAATGAACAGATCACCGGCGACCGTCCAAAGCTGCGGGTTAGACTGCAACAGCATAGACATGGCGTCCAAGGCTTCCTGACGTTTGGTCATGTAGCCTGGTCCAGTGGTCACGCACACGTCGTAAACGCCGACCGACGGGTTGTAAATCTTGTCAATCACAAGCCCGTTTTCGTCGCGGATTTCCTTCACCGGCTCCGGCTGGGTCGGATTGATCCGTACCATGCCCACTTCGCCGTCTAGGCCCACGATACGCGCCACGCGGGCGGTGTCGTAAATCTTGGGGATCATGTCCACAAGCTGCCGGGTGACGTGCCGGATCGCGCGGGACAGGTTGTCGACGTAATGGTAGGTGCCTGTGTCGCCCTGCTTCTCGCGCGCCAGAATGGCCCGGCCAGACCGCTCGTTGCTTTGCGCCCCTAGGCTGCTGTCGTACTGGCCTGTGGTGCCTTTGATGTCGTCAGCAGCGCCCAATTTAGCTTGTATAAGGCCGGTCTGGGCCAGCGGCGGTGGTGCGCGCTGCGGCAGCGGTAGAGGGCTTCCAGCGCCGTCCGTAACGTCGGGATTGACCTCTAGGTACGGCCAGTTGTTCGTGTTGGCCGTCTTCCAGTTCGTCTCGTAGCCTTCAAACTGGCCGCCGTAGCCAATGAAGGGCGCTTTGGGCGCCAGAGCCAGCATTTCGGCTTCTTGGCTGACCCAGTAGTTGTACATGCGCTGGGCGTCCTTGGCGTTTCGCACAAGGCCCGACACATAAAGTTGGCCGTCTACCTCAAATTCGTTGCCAATTACGCGCACGACGGGGATAAATTTGCCGGCCCAATCGCGTTCTTCCAGCACCTCAAACCCGTTGGTCTTGACCCACTTGACCTTCTTGCGGTCGACCGCGCGGCTACGCAGCGGCTTGCCAAACATCGCCTTCAGTTGCTTGTCCTGCGGCGAATTGGCAAAGGCTGTAATGTTGTCGGGGTAGAGGTTTAGGGTCGCTTTTTCGTGTTCGTAGTAGAAGTATTCGGCGATACGTACCATGTTTTCCGAGAGCCATTGAGAAAGGCTCTGGTCGCCCACGCCTTGCGACATGAGGCTAGAAATCGGCGCAGCGTCTGGAAACATGCGTTCATAGTCGGCCTTGCTCACGTCTTCGGTGATGAAGCACCATTCGGCGTCGGCGCCGCACGGGTCTTGAATGGCCGGGTCCATGTAGACCGAGAACGAGTTCCGCACCCGTCCGATCTTGATGTCTTGGTCGAAGCTGTCCTCGCGGGCGTACTCCGTCAAAATGCGGATGTAGCCCTCGCCGTAGGTGACCTGGTTGTCGCAGGCCGTGTCGTAGGCCACGTCGGCGTCTGAGATATACTCGATGTGCCGCACCATGCCGTCAAATATCTCGGCCACGCGCACGTCCGCGCGGTCGTCGGCCGGGATCACCTTGCCGGTCGGCCGGTTCTGCCGCTGCTCGTTGGTCACCTGGCGCACATGCTGCGGCAGCTTGTTGATCGTCAGGCACGGCCGCGCGTTGATCGTCTGGCCCTGCACAGTCCCGCGGGTCGCCAGCACGTCCGCCGGCCACTGCCACTGGTTGTCGGGCGACCCGGCCATGAAGCGCAGGTCGTCCAGTTCATCTTCACGGCTGTCCGAGTAGGCCGACAGCGCCATGGTGTAGCGCCGGCGCATGACGGACAGACGGTCCTTGTCGTCGCTGTCCGATACCTTGCCTGCGGCTTCTACATCGTTGGCGGCCATTACTTGCCTTTCTTAGCCGCTGCGCGCTTGGTTGCGTACGCGATGGCGACAGCCTGTTTTGCCGGCTTGCCGGCAGCAATTTCGGCCTTCACGTTCTTGCGGAAGGCGTCTTTGGAGGCGGACTTCACCAGCGGCATGTCACTTGCCCTTCTTGGCCGGTTTGGCCGTCTTAGCCGACTCACGGAACGCCGCGGCGGTAGGAGCGCCTTTAGCGCCTGGTTTCCGCATCTTCTCGCCAGACCCGGCCGCAATGCGCGCCCTCTTGGCTGCGATGTTGGAATATAGCCCTGGTTTTGCCATTAGCACTTCCACCTTCTCATGCTGGCCTTAGCCCTGTCGGCGTTCTCCGACTTGGCTACCACGCCTGCCATGCGGGCGCAAAAGGATTTTTTGCGTCCCTTGTCCGCCTCGGTCTTTGGGTTGGGCGCTGGCGGCTTCAGGTTGGAGCCTGTCTCACGATTATACTTAGCCCGGCCCTTGGCGGTCAGCCCGGCGCCCTTGTCTGTCGGTAGCTTCTCGCCCCGACCCACGGCCAATGATACGCTTTTCTTCGCCATTAAGCACCCATCCATGAGGTAGGGACAGCGCCCGGAGCATACGCGCGTCGCGGGCTGCGGTCAACATATTCTCGATGGGCCACAGGAAACGCAAACGTCACCGCGATGGCGTCGGCCGCGTCGGGCGAGGCCAGCCCGCGGGATTTCATATCCTTCTTGCTTTCCAAGAAGATAGTCCCTTTACTGTCCGGTTTCATCATTGGCCCGGTCAGGTCGTTCTTGAGGTAGCGGTCCAGCGGGATGGACGCGTCCTTCAGCCAGGTCCGCATCTCGCCCCACATCTCGGCCCGCTTGTTGCCCCACATCAGCGGGTTCTTCGACTTGTTCCCAAAGTTGACCCCCTTGATCTTGTACCGCTGCTCCTTCAGCCGGTCGACGATGCCGGCGCCCAAGCCCCCCTCGTCGATCACCACCAGCGCCGGCTTGTACGTCTCGATAGCGTCGATGACGTGGCCCACCACCGTCATGGTGTCGTCGCCCTTGTGGCGCTTGATCGCCACAATGTCGCGTCCCTGCCGGATGGCGATGACCGTACTGTCGGACCCAAACCGTGCCGGGTCCACGCCGATGATGATGGGCGCCGACGGGTCCTTGTGCTGCGGGCGCCGCATGGCGTCGTCGACAGTGGAGGCTCCGATAAACTGGTCGTCGGACGCGTTGGGGAACTGACCGTACACCTCGACGTGGGCCTGGGTGCTGTCGGGGCCGTACTCGTCGATGATCTGCTGGTAGACCTGCTTGTCCGTATGCTCGACCGTGCGCGCGTCCACGATCTTGGTGTCCCAAAAGTCGCGCTTGGAGTGGAAGCATTCGTAGAAATAGCCGCTGTTGCGTCGCGGGTTGCTGAACGCCAGCCAGAAGCGGTGCGGCGTGTTCTCCGTAAAGAAGCCCGCCGCGACCGACCAGATGCTGTCGTCGATACCGCTGGCCTCGTCGAACACCAGCATGACCCCGGCGAAGTTGTGGACCCCCGCGTAGGCGTCGGGGTTCTCTGCCGACCACAGCCGGCCCTCGACGCCCCAGTACCGGGTGCCCATCTTGAGGTCGCGCTCCACCAGTTCCGTCAGCCACTTGGCCGGCATCAGCCGCGTGGCGCTGACCTCGAACCAGTGGCTGTTGAGCGCCATGCTGAGCCACTTGGTAATTTCCGCCCATGTGATCGACCGAAGCTGCGCCTCGGAGTTGGCCGACACGATGGTTGTCGAGCCGATCCGCGTGGTCAGCATCCAAATGACCAGCCAACTGACTAAGGCCGACTTGCCGATCCCGCGGCCGGATGACGTCGCCATCCTGAGCGTGTCGAAGTCGATCTTGCCGTTGTTCTGCTTCACATGGTCGGCGATGCGTTGCAGCACCTCGCGCTGCCACTTGCGCGGGCCGTCGAAGTGTTCCAGCGGCGTGCCAGGCTGGCCCCACGGGAACACGAACAGCACGAACTTCAGCGGGTCGTCCTTGATGGCCGGCGTCCACAGCCGGCTCATCAGTTCCATTTCGTCGTCGGCGCTATACCGTGTGGTTTGCATTTTCTACCCTATCCGACGACAGCAACTCTTCATTCGGCACCGCCACGCCCTCGATGACGCGGCGCTGGGCCTCTTGCAGTGCGGAGGTGATGGAGATGGTCTGGTTGACCTCGACCTGCACGGCTTGCTTGGCGACCCAGCCGTGGACGTGCTTCAGCACATCCAGCGCCGCCTTGGCGTCGCCGGCGCGGGC